ACTGCCCTGCTTCATCAACACCTGCAAAATGTATTTCTGCACCCTGAATACGATCACAGTCTGAATCTCGCTCCAGATACTGAAACTGTATATAAGAGCCATTATAGAACTCAAATCTTTTTCTTGATTCAGAGAAGCTACCCAGCTCTGTTGGCATCTCCTTCTTGATCTGCTGTATATGGTTACTCTCCAACTCAGGTAATGACCTTCTAAAGATATATGCCTGTAAGCCAGGATTCTCACAGCAAAATGCGATACAATCCCATCTCAGTGCATGGCTTTTACCACCTCCAACAGCTCCACCGAATAATATCTGTCTCGCTCTACATTTATGAAGCAATGCCTGTTTAGGCTGCGGATCATATTCAAGCTTTATTGTTTTTGCCATTGCAACCTGTATTCATATATTTTTTGGTTGCAGTGTGGTTTTGCAACCCTTCTTCTATGCAACCTGTTATTGTGCAACCTGTGTAACTAATATTTTGTTTGTGCGTGAGTGTGATATATACACGTTCGCTATCACGACAGCACCTGCCCTGTGGGGCTTGGCATGGGGGCTATGTGGTGACTATGTGGTGACTAACTTTCTGAAACTTCAGGGTTATCAATGGTTACAGAGTCAATGGTCACAGGTTCTGTACTTGTATCCCTCATTATGTTTATCTGTAGGTTCATTGCACCTAACTTATTGTTTTCATTACCAAATATTTGTTTATGTGTACGCTCTAACACCCAACTATCAGCTTTCCAATCGCCACGATCTCCTGCTTTTTTGATATTTTGCAGCCTAAAACGTGCTGCCTCGCTCTCTGCTTGGCGTACCAACAAAGCAAAGTTATCATCAGCACTCACCCATCTATTCAAGCTATCTAACGAAACTCCTGCACATTGAGCCGCTATCATTCTTGGGTTGCCTTCCTTGAGTAACTCTAGGATAGCATCCTTTGTCTCTGGAGTATCCTTCGCAAATCTCTGCACATGGTTACGTTTTGTCATTAAGGTTGCACTGTCTTTGGTTGCAATCTTTATTTCACCTTTTGCAACCTTTACATTATGCTTGGCTACTTCTACAGCTTTCTGAGAACGTATCCATCCAAACTTTCTTGCTCTCTTCTCAATAGCCTGTCTGCTAATATCAAAGTCTTTAGATACAACATAAGGCTTCTCACCTGATCTAATTCTATTTTCGATTTCTAACCAGTTAATACCTGGTTTTAGTTGTCCATTTCTCATAATAAAAAAAAAGTAGCCTAGCGGAGAATGACGAATAATCTACTAGGCTACCACAGTAATTTTAACTTCTCTTGAGGATTAATGAAATATTAAAAAAATAAATTTACTCTATTTTAATTAATTATGTGTCTAATTCTGGCGATTTTGTCTAATAAAAAATAGTGACACTATTGTCCTAATCTATGCTGCAATCTTACCAAAGCTAGAGTGTGCTTGGCTTTCGCAGTATCTTTATTACATGAAAAAAATGTAGATATCTTTCTCCAGGATAGTTTTGAACCTCTAAGCCATACAATTTTCCTGTCCTCTTCTGGCATATTCAACACCCATAACAGTGCTTCATCACAGCGATCTATCATGTCATTTGAAGGTTTGATATTTACTGTGGTCTGATTATAGCCATAAGCAAGGTTTGCATCATTAGCATATTCAGGCCAGAAAGACAGTTTCTGTTTACGCAATGGAGAAGGAAAGCTGTGACATACCATCACCATTTCTTCTAATCTGTCATATAATTCATCAAGCCCCATTGAACCACCTTATCTGATCTCTGTGTATCTGGTTTGTATTTATCATTGCTACAACCTGCATGGCCTTGTCACTGTCTCGGTTAATCTTATCCTGAAATGCAGGCCCTGCTGTTAATACTTCATTCACACTCATTTGACGTGTAATAGTTCCAAAGTTCTGTACAGGCTCGCTAACCACATCAACAGCCTGTATCATCTTTGTAAGGTAAGGTACAACTCTGTCAGCTTGTGTAATTGTGTCAGGCAATTTAAAGACGGCATCTTTTAAAAGCTTTTCTTTTTGTTTAACAACAGTAATGTTCTTGAAAGAAGAGAGGAGCATTGCAACTATACCTCTAGCCCTCTTATCAGGAACATCATGGTTAATGAGCCTAGAAGCAGCAATATCGAATATTGATGGTTCTACGGCATTTGTTATTTCTTTACTTTGTACTTTCTTTACTTTGTAAGCTTCACTGTTTTCCATTTGTGGTAAATCCATTTGTGGTAAACAGTGAAATGGTTCAAATGGTTGGTCATAAACAGGTTGATCATAAACATGATAAACAATTTGTGTGAACTTACCCTGATCTCTGATGACATCTTTCTTGACATATCCATATTGAATAAGCTGCTTGATAATCTGATAGACTTTATTGATGCCATAGCCAAATCTGTTTGCAATATTCTGTGCATTGACCTTCCAATCCGCAGGCTTTGATAACAAGTAAACGAGTACTGCTAAACCATCACCAGATAACTTCTCATCATTGATCAGCTTGTTAGGCAAGGTAGAATAGTTTTCCTGCAATGTGGATTTATTGATAAATGTCTCAGTCATATATCTAAAACCACTTGTTCTGCTTTAGTTTTGGGTTCAATAAACAAATCAGGCTGTTTATAAGCCGTTTCAATGCGTTTACAGGCTATGTCAAAGTAATTTTTGTCTAATTCTATTCCAACAAATCTTAAACCTAATTTAGCACAAGCAACACCAGTTGTTCCGCTTCCCATAAATGGATCAATTATTGATTTTTTGTTTGGTAATTTTTTAATACACCATTTCATAACTTCAACAGGCTTTTGTGTTGGGTGTACTCTTGTTTCTCTTTTGCCTATTAAACCATTATATTCATAAGTAAAAAGTTTAACGCTTTTTCTGTCTATGTTAGTCCAAACTAACTCACAGTCACTAAATGTAGGCATAGTATTTTTTTTATCCCAAACAAACCATTGCCTGCCAATTGGCAAAAGGTCAGTAAAAAAGTTTCCACCAAAAATAATAGAATGATCAGCACTTTTTAAAACAAGATCAAAAAACTTTTTATCAGGTCTTTCTGCATCCCAGTTGCCTTTATATTGATTTCTTTTAATAGATTTACCTGTACCATTAAAACCAACAGAACCTTGAAAACCTTTATCTTGTTTAATACCATAAGGAGGATCAGTCACCACAGCATCAACCTTTTCTAATTGAGGCAGTATTTCTAAACTATCTCCACAATATAAAGTGCAATCACCTATAGTTACTTTATCTCCCATCTTTATCCTTTGGTGTACTTATCACCAGACCACAAGCCCAACACTTCCTAACCTCTTCATTCTTGTTATCAAGCAATTCAACCAGGCACTTAGGGCATTTATTATTATCAATCCTAACCTGTATCTCATCTCTCTCTTTAGCCATCTGCCCATCCTAGTTGCTTAAATAACGCTAACAGGGTTTCCATCCTTACAATGGCTACAGTTTCTTTCTGATCATCTCTGGCAAACAGGAAGTCGGCATTGTCCTGCTCTAATGCTTTGTAGATATGTGTCAGCTTCTTCTTTGTACGTTTGCACTCTCCGATATATCCAAGTACAGGGCCAAGCTTGATATCACCGCTGTAGTTCCCTTTCATAGCACCAGACAAAGGTATGCGTTCAGCTTTAATGCCATTGTCCTTAAGATAGTTGACTATCTCTCTCTCATATGCTGCACCTTTGTTCCTGCTATGCTTACCTGGCATCTTCTGCAAGCCTATCTAGTCTTTTCATTTTATTAATTGTTGGCAGTATATGTTCATAATTTTCTAACATTGTTGTTTCTAATGTCTTCTTGTTAACAATTAAAAACATTGTAAAAGTGCCTGCATCAGCCCAATTGTATTCTATTGGGTCATCACCCTCTAAATCTGGTTCTTGATGTGCAACAACAAAGTAATGTTTGCCCTCGAAAGATATTTTGCCGTCTCTTATGTCTGGGTTACCTTCTGTGCCACAATTATATTTGCCGTATTTAACTTCCTTATTTACCATTCTTATCCTCTTCATCTCTGTGAGGCTTAACAAGGAAATCATATAACGTTTGATCATGTCGATCTATGCCACCTTTTAAATCATCATTATTGTCTAAGAGCCTTTGCAGCTTTTCATCTATACGATTTAATCGCTCAATGATTCGCTTCTGTGCTGCTAAGGAGAGTTCATTATTACGAGTTGTCATTGCGATTCATCTCCTCTGCGATACGTTCTAGGGTAGCTGTGTTGGGTTTTTGTTGCTCTTTACGCCATCTGAGCAAAGTGGAGTAATCAACATCTAGTATGTGTGATGCTTTCCAAATACTACCATAAGTAATCTCAATTTTTTTTATAAGATTTTGTAATAATTCGTTTGACATATATGCGTTTTTATTAATACCAATTAGGTATGGTAGGCACAAACGCCTAGAAAGTAAATTGTAGGAAAATGGTAAAATTTACGCATATTTATTATTAGTAGTAATTAATTAGTATTATTTTGGTAAAAACATTGTATGGGTATTGTAATGAATGAAAAAAAAGATTATGAAAAAGATGTGGAGCGTAATCAAATTAAAAATGCACTAATTAACTGTGCGAAAACGCAAGGTATTAGTCTTTCTGAGTTAGCATCAGAGGCAGGAGTATCACCTAGCACTGTTACTGGCTTTGTAAATGACATATCAACTAGAGCCGAGCATATACTTTCTATGCGAACAATAAGCAAACTGACAAAAGCATTTCCTGATTTGGCAACCCATCTACAACTAGCTGAATCTACACCTGATGTTAAAGAAATAAGGTTTCTAGGCTTAGTAAATTTACAAAAAAAACAAATGATTGTACCACTTGATCCAGGCTCACCAGGTTCAACTATGATAAAAAATTATCACGATGATTATGTTGCTTATGGCATTAAATCTAAATATACATTGTTTAAAAGTAGAGTATATTTTTGTAAACCAGAAACAATCAGTGATCCAAAAAACTTTAATGACTTTCTAAATTCATTGGTGATTGTTGACTCTGCTGAAGGTAAGCATTTGGGATATTTGTTAAGTGATGCAACTGGACAATATTATACTGCACAAATGCCAAATGTGCATGAGCAACCAATAAAATTAGTTGATTTGACAAACATAAATTGGATAATGCCAGTTGATTGGATCAGGCCTTAATATGGTTTTTTTTGTCTTTACTATAGGCGTTAATGCCTATAAGATTAAATGACTATGAGCAATGTAATTGATATGTGGTTTCCAAGCCGCTT